CGACATACACGCAAGCACATCGTTTGAGGTCGGTTTAATGAATGATCTTTATTATCAACTTTTTTATAACTATGACAGTTAATAAAGTGGCACACAGTGGGTTTATTTTAATCTCACTGTTGTTTATAATAAGTACATAACAAACAAAGTTTAAAAACTATGTACACTTCAAAAAGAGTAATCAGACCAAACGAAGTAGTAAGGTATTACTGCGACAACGGATATGGTCTATCGGTTGCCTGTCACGAACATTCTTACGGAGGCAAAGAAGGTCTTTATGAGATTGCACTTTTAAAGGGAGACAAACTACACTATGACGACGAGTGGACAGACGTTAGAGGTTGGTTAACCATAGGTGAAGTTTGGAGTTGGTTAAAGATTGTTTCAGAATATTAAGTTAATGTTACAGGGACTTTAATTAGTCCCTGCATCCCTTATAATAAACGTATACACCACAAAGGAGTTCTTTATGTACACCACCGAACAATTCGACAAAGATGTTCAAGGTTTGAGAAATTTGATCAAAATGTGTGAAGACTTGGAGAAGGAGCAGAATGAGAAGGCAGACAGGTTAATAAAGCAAATCAACGGCGAAAATGCATTTTTCTGGAGGGCAAACTAATGAATAAGAAATACATCGTTGAAAACCTTGAATTTGACACAAAATTCAAAACAGAAAAAGAGATAGAGGATCTCAAGTTTAAAAGAGATCAAGCAATCGGTGTTTGGGATATTGAAGGCAAAACCGATGATGATTTAGTTGCTAAACTCTTTGATGAGGTTCAAAATTATATGGGAGTTTATCTTTGCTCTCTCTCATACTGTGAGAATAGACCCCACGCATTAACCGCATTTAAGTAGGGTCCCTACTTCCGAAGTTGGGGGGGGGAGGAGTCGTCGTATCCCCCCCGACATCGCAGCTGGCAAGTAGCCAGTTGAAAAACTGTCACACTGTTTCCCCAAATTTGGAGAAATATTTGATATAATTGTATTATACACCAAAAGGAGTTACTTCATGTTTCAAACAAAACTAAACCTAACAGACTTACCAAAGAGAGAGTATAACGGTTGGTCAGATTGGACAACTTGGAATTGTGCCCTATGGATCGGAGGAGATGAGGGTTTATATAACATAGCAAAAGATTGCAGAGATTACATAGAATTTTTACAATACATTCACGGAGTATTTGAGAATGATGCAACACCTGACGGTGCCGACTGGGGGGAGGCAGACTTAGATGAAATGAATGAGATGATTTCTGAATTGTAAACAATTGTTTCAGTTGCTCGCACTTGGGCAACTGAACCTTTATAATAAGAGTATACAAAACAAATTTAAAAATTATGTTCGATTACAAAATCACTGCTTACAACAAACTTGGTAAAGTTCAAGAAACAGAAAACCTTTTCTGTTCACCTGATGAAATTTATGACGTATTATATACAATGTCAGAGCAATTCGGATATGCAGAGGCATTTGACACAATGAATACTCACGTCGGTGAGTATGGTGAAAGACCTCTTTCACTTGGAGAAAGAAAATATTTCTAATTGTTACAAGGGGTCACGGTTGATCCCTTTTTCCTTTATAATAAGTACATACACCACAAAACAAATTTCAAAATTATGTTACCACAAGTTCAAAGAATTTCAGAAAGAATCCTCAAAGTAGACAACTTTGAAAACGTTGCTCACGTATGTTGCGACTGGGAGGAGTTCGTGTTTGAGGTCGCAGAGTGGGGAGTAGACCACATATGCGGAGTTGAGTTTGATGACCTATCTGATGAGGCAGTTGCTGAGTTAGATGAGTTTATTGCATCTTTCGGTTGCTCACCAACTGATCCGCATCCTTGTTCAAAGTACGCAAACCCTATCTTTGCTTAATATGAAAAACAAGCACATTGAACACCCAGAAGACACGATCCTTACAGGGGATCTGTCTGTTCTGGATGCGTTCTCATCAGAGAACCATTACTCAGTAAAGATTGACGGATCACCCGCAATCGTTTGGGGTACTGATCCAGAGAACGGAAAGTTTTTTGTCGGCACGAAGTCCGTATTTAATAAGAGAACCCCGAAGGTCAATTATACTGTACAGGACATAGAAAGAAACCATCAGGACTTCGGTTTGCAATCAATCTTAATACGTTGTTTGCATTGTCTACCCCGTATCGGTTTTGAGGGTCGTGTATTTCAAGGGGACTTCATCGGGTTCGGAGGTTATAGGGATTACAAACCAAACGCAATCTCTTATACATTTGCCGAAGTTCAAAACGTGGGAGTCGTCGTTGCACCACACACGGAGTATAAGGGAACAACACTTAAAGACATGAACGCAGAACCCTTAATAGAGAAGTTAGATCCGACTATGTTTGTTCAACCTGATGCGTGGTTATCTGAACTGGGTGCAGATAAAGACATCCCCCAGTTAATCGGGTTTGCCCGTCAGATGGCAACTTTAGTTGACTTTGCAACACCCACCGAAGCAAAACAGTTAAAGCAGGATCTCAACGCATATATTCGTGATGGTGATGAAGTAGTTGCGGAGGAGTTCGCAAACTATCAGTTGGTTAGGTTGTGGTTGTTGGTTAAAGATATTAAAGAGCAGTTCATGTACAGAATGAGAGACAATTTTGATGCGGAGTGCTTCATAGGTAATCAGTACATATCAGGGGAAGGGTATGTAATGGCAGGGGATCACGGAACATATAAGTTAATAAACAGAGAGGTGTTTAGTCATTATAACTTTAATATCATTCGTTCGTGATACAGCAGTTATACGGGGGTTGATCCCCCCGTATTTAAAAACGGGTGGGGAACCTAACCTACAAAGTGTTACGGAAGCGAGATAAATGTGCCATTTCTGATACAAAAAATTTCCCAATAATATATAATTTGAAAAAGAAAAATGAAATCCATCTACATGAAAAAAAATCCCGCAGAAATTTTTACCACCATAGAGACCGATCCTATAACTGGGGACTACTATACTATCATTCCAGAGTGGATAATGAATGATATGAATTGGTATGAAGGAACTGAACTTCGATTTAATATTGATACAGAAGAAGTAATCATTACAGAAAAGGATGACTAAAAAGAAAGAAGAACGTGAGTATGCAAAAGATCGTATGGAATACTTTCGAGAGTTTCATCGTGTAATCGCACCTGTAGTTGTTTTAAAGAAAGACAAATGAAAAACTATCACATCTACTTAAATGATAAATGTTTGTTCAAGAATCTCAATCAAGAGGAGTTTGAATTGATTTGGGATAAAATATATTACTCATATTTTAAAGAAGAACTCACATATGTTGAATGTATAGATGATGCATGTATACAAGGTAAAGTCGAAGAACACTCTTATTAATAATAAATAACTAAAAAACTCATGGCATTATCGGATAAAAAAGAAGGTTTACATGTACCGAATTTTACTACAGATGAAAGAGTAGGAATTACATCTGCAACAGGTATGGTAATCTATAATTCAACCACTAAAAAAATACAAGTATATGATGGTACATCTTGGAATGACTTATGAATACAGATATTGAAGTTATTGATAATTTTCTAGAACATGGACTCTTCAAAAGAATATCTGATAAGATGATAAACTCACAATGGTCTTACAGTGATTTAATAGTTAATTTAGATAAAAGAATCTGTGATGAGTTAGATAATCACCAAATGGTCAATATGATCTATGCTGATGACGAACCGAAAAGTGATATGTTTGATCTAATGAAAGCGATTATGATGAATGAAAAATTTAATTGTAAATCATTAATTAAAATAAAGGCAAATTTATCATTTAGAACAACAGAGAAGATAATTCACGGATATCATGTAGATGTACCTTACGAATGTAAAACTGCAATATATTACTTAAATACGAATGATGGATGCACTATGTTTAAAGATGGTAGAGAAGTTGGAAGTGTTGAAAATCGTTTAGTAATATTTAACTCTCAATTAGCACACACAGGCACTACTTGTACAGATCAAAAAATAAGAATGTTAATTAATTTTAATTATTTTTGATACGGATAACATCACAGAGCACTCTTATTGACAACGTATAGATAATAGTGTATTATATAATTATAACTGAACATTAGTATGGCAAAAGGATTTACTGTTAAATCAGCTGCTGCGAAAGCAAAAAAACAGGCAGAAACACCAGAATGGGATTACGATAAAGCAAAGAGAATGATAGCAGGTAAGACAGTTGTATTCTGTCTACCAGGTCGAGGAGTATCATATACATTTTTAAAGAACTTCGTTACACTATGCTTTGACTTAGTTCAAAACAAGGCAAATATACAAATATCACAAGATTATTCATCAATGGTAAATTTTGCCCGTTGTAAATGTCTTGGTGCTAATGTTCTTCGAGGTCCTGATCAATTACCTTGGGATGGTAAGTTAAAGTATGATTACCAGTTATGGATAGACTCAGATATCGTGTTCAATGTTGAAAAGTTTTATCAGTTAGTTTTAATGGATGAAAAGATTGCATCAGGTTGGTATTGTACAGAAGATGGTAAGACTACATCAGTTGCTCACTGGTTAGATGAAGATGACTTCAAAGGTAATGGTGGAGTTATGAATCATGAAACCTTAGATTCCATAGCAAAGAGAAAGAAACCATTTACAGTTGACTACGCAGGTTTCGGATGGTTACTTATCAAACACGGAGTGTTTGAAGATAAAGAGATGAAATACCCTTGGTTTGCTCCAAAGATGCAAGTATTTGAATCAGGAGCAGTTCAAGATATGTGCGGAGAGGATGTCTCATTCTGTTTAGATGCAAAAGAGGCAGGTTTCCGTATTATGTGTGATCCACGTATTCGTGTAGGACATGAAAAAACAAGAGTTATTTAACATCTCTCATAACGGTAAGATTCTTTATGAGGGTCTTACAGAAGAGGAATACTTCGACAAAATGCAAGACTTAGCAGATGAGTATTATGAAAATGGTACACCGCATCCGCTCGAACTTAGAACATCAATGACAAACAATGGCAAAAACATTTAGTATGGGCAACACGATTGAAAGTCGTCCGAAAAAAACTCGTCAAGGAAAGGGAAAACACTCGAAATACTCGGCAACATCCCGTAACTCGGCTCGTAAAAGATACAAAGGTCAAGGAAAATAAACAATGTCTACTTTAATTGCGAATCTACCTTCCTATGAGGTATGGGTAAGAAAAGAATATCTAACTGATCATAAGAGTGGTCATGGTGAATTTGTGAAAGGAGTATGGGTATCTGCAAAAAGTATACCTGGTCGTGCGTTTTATTTTGAAACATACCTACCTGAGTATGCTGCAATGTTTGATAAATTGCCAATTTCTGCATTTACAAGTGATCCACAGACTCCAAAACCTGATATGACACTACATAACCTTCAATTTTGGAACTGTATGGACTACGGAGTCGTTGCAGTGCAGAAACAATTCATAGGAAGTATGCACTATGAAGTGATGACAAGGGATTTTGGCAATCAAACAGGCACATATATCTGCACTTTAGACAATTATCACTCTGATGTTGACGCAATTGACTACTCAACCAGTGAACAACCTGCCGAACATAAGTCTCATAACC